GATGCCGACAAACGTAGGTGCTGGCTAGGTGTATGACGTGCCGGATACGTTCTAGGCTCCCCCGCCAATTCGGGGCTGCGGTTGCTGCCGTTGCGCCGATACGGGGCTAAGAGACACGGCGAACGGTGGAAGTGGGCGGCGTTCGTTGGGGGATGAATAGCCGCCCGCGAAGATTTACTTGTTGGGGATAGCCTGGACAGCTTCCCTATTATCGGCCACTTCGCAAGGGGTGGCCGATTGTGATTTTATCCACGGCGCGGCTGGTAAAACGCCCGTCGCACAGCAATGCCTACTGGTTGGCCATTCTCGATGGCTTTGTTACCGACCGCCGCCATCCTGCGGGCAGTGGCCTTATCAAGATTTTTCAGGATGATGCCACATCCCCGGTTGACGCCTCGGAATTTTTCCACGCACCATCCCAGGTGCGAATAGTGAGTTGCTGCTACGTTGGTAATCTGAATCATTTTTTTCTCCTTTATTGCCGCGCATCGGCGGCGGTTTCACCAAGCAGACCCATAATGATCTGCTCGTCAATTGTTTCAATTTCGCCTTCCGGCGCGACGTTCCGCCGCTCGAAAAGCTGCACCACTTCCCGCGAATGCTCAGCCAGTAGCCGGGTGTCATTCACGCTGACAACCCAGCCCAGCGCGGCCAATTCAGGGCGCATCCATCGCGGCACGGCGTGTTTGCCGCTTTCGTACTCCGCAATTCGGGGCTGGGCAATGCCAAGCGCGTCGGCAAGTCGCTGTTGCGTGTAGCCGTGATACTCACGAAGGAATTTCAAGAAGGTGTTTGTCATAAGTTTGGGCGCGTCCGCCCCGTCGTGGAAACTAACGAGGCTTGCGGCCCCGGCATCGCGCTTCAGATGCTCATACGGCTTGCGCCGGGCGGAGCCACAACGAGGCGGACGCATAAGGCGGTTAGACGTAAATGCCAGATGCGTAATTCCGGCGAGCCTCAATCAGCCGAAAAGTGGAGTTCACGTCACATACCCAGGGGCCATTGGCATCGCAAACCATCAGGACTTTATGCGGGTCGAACGCCTCGACCAGCATAAAAACTGCTTGATTGCCGCGCATTGCAATCATCTCCACGTCTGGACGATCCATCGCGTCCGCGACTGTACCCTCAATGGCTCGACCGTCATCATCTATCCCAAAATTAAAGGCGTCTCCGTTCCCGTTGTCGTTTTCTTCGCGCCATGCGTTTAGTAGTTCGTTCCATTCTGTGTCAGTCAATTCAATGGTTTTCATATAGTCTCCGCTCAGTTCGTAGCCGTTGCCCGCCACTGTCCCGCGTGGCCCGTCTCGCTCTTGACGACCCGTTTGCCGTCCTGCGATGATTTGAATTATACGCATTCCGTATAATAAGTCAACACCTAATTCAATTATTTTCAAAGTATTTTATTAGAAAAGGGAAGTGCATTTTTCGCTTGCCTTTACCCACCGCTTTGTGGTAATAAACCCACGCTGTCCAGGCCACAAGCGCAAATCCCGCGCTGAAAATCCCTATCTACAATCCTATCCGGTCTTGCCTTTTAGGTGATTGATCGTCGCGCTCTAAGCCGTAAAACTTCTACGCACTACGTGTCGAGAAAATCAAAGAATAAGCTCAACCAAGCTCAACCAATAGCCGCGAAGCTTTACGTGTTTTCGGTTGCTGACGCATCCGGCAAGCGCGTAGCCGTAGCTGCGCCTGTCTTTTACCAGCTTATCCGTCGCGGCTGGGCTTCCCACGCGAAAACGGAAAACGGCAGGGATAAAATCAGCGGCAGGCCAACGGAAAACCGCATTGCGTTGCTGGTCAATTACTTCTCTTTCCGCTCACTGAAGCCGTCGCCGGAAGGCAATTTGTGCTTCAAATCGCTGCTGGAATCGCATGGCGTTTCGATCAAATCGCAGTGGGAATTGGTAATCGAAAAGGCTTGGGCATTAGACCCGCGCTCGCACTGCCCGCACACGCTGGAAGAAGTCGAAGCGTTGAAAAATGAGCGACAAGCGGCCATTTGGGAAGAATGCAAAAAGTGGGGCGTGCCTGAACCGCAGCCGGTACGGACAGGTTTCTATGGCTCGCCGGAAGATGCGGCGCTGGCCATTGCCGAGCGACAATTAGCCCATGCTGCCTGAAGCCGCCATCCGCCACACAGAAGCCGCATACGTGGAAATTTCCGCCGCTGACTTCTTTGCGCCGTGTATGATCGCCTTGCTCAATCAGGCCAACGAATATCGCCGCCACTATGCCGAGATTGGCAAGCCGGTTGATACGGAGCCGACCACGCTTACCGGCGATGACTGGCGGAATGCGGTTGACACGGAAATTGATGCCGTGCTGGGGTTGATCTACTGAGTATTTACCTTTTATTTAATTCTAAAGGGTAAATGCTCGGCCTAAACCGGCGAAGTGGTTGATAGCACTAGGCTTACTTATTTTAACAAGTTTTTAGCTTTTGCTAAATGAAAGGTCTTATTTTGAAAACGAAATTCATTTTGCCAGCCCTTGCGCTGGCCATTCTTTGCAGTGTCCTCACCGCCGCCCAAACACCAGCACAGCCGCTTAAAAGCTCAGCAGACGTCACGAAACCGCCAGTAGTGAACCCGCTGGCACTGACCGACAGCGAGCGCAAAGCCCTTGAACCACTTCAGCAAGCCGCAATCGAAGCCAATCAGGAATTGATTGCCGCCGGTGATGCGCTCGACTCGGCCAAAGCCGCCGACGTGCTGGCCGCTGCCTGGCGCTGGAAAGCCGCGCTGACAGGGTTCAAGTCTGCCCTGAAAGAGCGTGGCAACTGGATTGCCGCGACAGGTAAGGCGAAGGGCTGCGACGGCTGCGAATTGAATCTTCAGACTGGCGAGTTCGTGAAGGCTTCGGCCAAGTGACCGAAGCCGAACGCTACGCCGCCTTGCGCTCGCTTTACCTGCTTTGGTACGGGCGCACGGGCGACGTGCTGCATTTGGACTTGGCCGAGTATCGTACGACGCGGATAGCGGAAGTGGGATAGAGAATGGCATATAGCCCAAAAGTAAAAGGCGAAGTCATTGCCGCACTGTTAGCCGGTCAAGGTGTTAATGAAGTTGCAAAGCAATATAGCATTGATAAGGCGACAGTTAGCCGGTGGAAAACGTCATTACCGCAACAAGAACTGCAACAGATTGCAACGGAAAAAAAAGAAAGACTGGTTGACCTGATTCAGGCACATCTAGTTGCTTCCTTAAAGGGCGCGACCAAATGCGCGGAACAGGCAAATGATGACAATTGGCTTCGACAGCAATCCGCTGAGAATCTTGCCGTCTTCTACGGGGTTCTTTCAGACAAGTCCATCAGACTGGTGGAAGTCGGCGCGAGACTTTTCGGTAACGACACAGAACAGCCGCAATCTACCTGATAAGTTCGCGGACTATCTTCCGCTTGTTTCACCCAAAACCTGGCGCTTCGATGTTCGGCATATTCAGCTAATCGCCGAACATATTGACGCAATGCGCCGGGATGAGTTTGACCGGCTATTGATTACGATGCCGCCGCGTCATTCCAAGAGCGAAACCTGCACAGTTCGCGCACCTGCCTACCTGTTAGAGCAAGACCCGCATGAGCGCATTCTTGTGACAGGGTACAACGAGACAATGGCGCGACGATTCAGCCGAAAGACGCGCACGATCTTGCGTGGACGGATTGAGCTATCAAAAGAAAAATCCGGCGTGGATGAATGGGAAACGATGGAAGGCGGCGGATTAGTTGCGCGTGGTGTAGGGACTCCGCCAACCGGCTTCGGTTTCGGATGGATTTTCATAGACGATCCGATAAAGAAACGCGATGAGGCGGAAAGCGAAACCTACCGCAACAAAACTTGGGATTGGTACACGGATGATCTTTACACTCGCATTGAACCGGGTGGAAAGATCGTTATGACCCTTACCCGATGGCATCACGATGATGTTGCGGCGCGGGCGGTTGCGAGCGAGCCGGATAAATGGCGTGTGCTGAAGCTTCCCGCATTGGCTGAAGAGAATGACCCAATAGGGCGCAAGGTTGGTGAGGCGCTTTGGCCTGAGCGGTTCAATGAAGATGCGCTCAATCGCATTCGTGACGTGCAAAACAAGGAAGACGGCGCTTACTCGTTTGAAGCTCTCTATCAGCAAAATCCAACACCACGCGAAGGCGCGTTTTTCAAAGTCGCCAACCTTGAAATCATCCCCGCCGCTCCCGCAAATCTAAAAACTGTGCGCGCCTGGGATTTAGCCGCCAGCACAAAGGGTGACTACACGGTCGGCGCAAAGCTTGGCAAAGACGATGCCGGGTTGTTCTATGTGCTGGATGTGGTGCGCGGCCAATGGCTACCGGATGAGCGCAATCGAATAATGATGCAAACGGCGGCGCTTGATGGCCGATCAACACGCATCCGGCTGGCGCAAGACCCAGGCGCGGCGGGTGTTGACCAGGTGCAGGCTTTGACGCGAATGCTGGCCGGTTACAGTGTGAAGGCTGAGCGTGTGAGCGGCAGCAAGGAAACGCGAGCCGATGGCTTTGCTTCGCAGGTGAACGCCGGAAACGTGAAGCTGATTCGCGGCGATTGGAATAAGGCATTGATTGAAGAAATGCGAACTTTCCCACTGGGCAAGCATGACGACCAGATTGACGCGGTGAGTGATGCTTTCAACGAATTAGCAGAGTTTAGGGAAACACAAGTTCGATCTTTCAGAATTTAATGGCAGACAAACCCGACTATCGCTCCGGCGAATATAACCAACTGGCTGCGCGCTGGTATCGTGCAGACCTTGTTTTGGGCGGCACGCACGAAATGCGTGAAGCTGGCCCAAACCTATTGGTCAAATTCCCGGCTGAGCATGACGACGTTTACGCAGAGCGATTAACGCAGGCGATTTCCGACGGCGATTACACGGACACGCTCGACAGTCTTGTGGGTATGGTGTTTCGCAAGCCGGTTCAGGTTGGCGACAACGTGCCTGCACAGCTTCAAGCTTTCCTTGAAAACATTGATTTACGCGGTTCGCATTTCAATGTTTTTAATCAGCGGCTATTCCGGCAAGGCGTCCACTATGGCGCGGCTTATGTCTCGGTTGATATGCAACGCCGCCCGGTAGAGTTAGACGGACAGCCGATAGATAGGGGAACCGCTGAGACGTTAAACCTGCGCCCATATTGGAGCCTTTACAGCGCGGATCATGTTCAAGACTTTCCGCGATTCGTCACAATTCGCGGCGAGCAGGTGTTACAGCAAATCGTTTTCCGCGAATGCGTAACCGTGCCTGATGGTGAATTCGGGCAGGAAGAAATTACACGCTATCGCGTTTGGCGTTTACCCGTGATTGATTCCGGCAATGAGCAATACACCGAAACCGGAACCGTGCAATGGCAGCTTTGGGAAGAAGTTGAAGTTGAAGGCGGAACGGTCGTCAATGGCAAGGCCGAAACGTCAGTTGAACTGGTTGACAGCGGCGACACGCTTTTAACACGTATTCCCGTTGCCGCATTCATCGCCAATCCTGAAGACGACAACCCACTTTACTGTGAAGGCCCGACGCTTGAAGATTTGGTTGAGCTTTGCATCAAGGATTACAACAAACAAAGTGATTTCGAGAAGGCGTTGCACTACTGCCAAGCCGTGCCGTACACGTCCGGCCTGAAAGATAACGGCGCGTTGACGAATGTTCCCTGGGGGCCGGGTGTCCAGTTTGATTGCGAAGTCGGCGGAAAAATGGACTACGCCGAACCATCCGGCAATGCCTTTGCGACCTGGGAAAAGTACCTTGAAACGCTTAAGGCCAAGATCAAGCAAAAAGGCTTGGAAATGGTTATGGAAGGCGGCGCGATTAACACTACCGCTACGGAACAAGTCTTGCGCGCCCGAAAACGCGCATCGCGGCTGGCAATGCTTTCGGATGCCGTGAAGGATTGCATCGAAACCGCGTTGATGCACTCCGCTCGCTGGATGAAGCTTGGCGACGATGCGGGCGGCGAAATCACAATGGGAATGACTGCCGATGAATTAACGCTCACGTCTCAAGATGTGACGGCGTTTAACGCAATGGTTGCGGCTGGCAATATGTCGAAGCTGACATTCTTTAGCCTATTGCAACGTGCGGGCTTTTATCCCGATGAAGTGACGCCGGAAGTTGAAACGCAGCGCCTTGACGATGAAGCGACGAAGGCCAAGCAGAACGCAGTAGAGCAGCAGCAGTCACAGTTACAACCGCAAACAACATTCGCACAGCCGCAGCGACTTGCGGCCTAGCTGACCACAAAACAAGTAATTCACGAAACGCCACGGAGTCAGGGATTCCGGCTGGCGTTTTTCTTTATCCACACAACCCGGCTGAGCCGGTTACGCGCTCCCTAAGCTGAGCCGAAGGAGATTTATGCCTGACTTGATTTTAGAAAACCTTGACGGAGTTGAGGATTCGCTACACGACGCCTACGAAGAAAGAGACGGTAAGTTCCATCTCAACGTAGACAGATACGCCGACATTATAGCCGCTGGCACAAAAGCCAATGCCGCCGCGCTGAAAAAGGAAAAAGACAAGCTAAAGACTGAGTTTGAGGCTTTCAAAAAGAAGTTTGCGGACATTGGCGATGATGACTTGCCGACCTTCCGAGAATGGAAAGAGCGGCGAGCCTTGACCGGCGACGATGATGAAGGCGGCGGCGATAAAAAGTCAGCCGAAGCTCTGGCGGTCAAATATCAGCAAACACTGAAGGCTGAGCGCGAGAAGTTTGAAAAAGCCAAGACGGAAGAACTCGCCACTGTGAAGGCAGCGGCGGATGAGTGGAAAGGCAAATGGAAAACGGAAAAGCTTTCCAATCGCCTGAAAGAGTACGCCATTAAAGCCGGTGTCTTCACTGAAGACATTAACGAGCTTGTTGATGTGTGGATCACCAAGCGCCTTTTTGATGTCGGCGAAGATGAGGAAGTCATTTTCCTGCAAGATGGCGAGCCGTCAGCAATCACAGCCGAAAAAGCCATTAACGAACCCTTACGCGACAAATACAAACGCTTTTATGAAGCTCCTGCCCAGGGCGGCAGCGGTTCATCGGGCGGGAGTAAGCGCCGAAACAACGGCGTGGACTATTCAAAGATGTCAGCCAGTCAGCGCATGGAAGCTGCACGTAAAGCGGGCATCAGACAATAACAATGCCCTGCGAGAAATCGGCAGGGTGAAGGAGTGAAATTATGCCATTGACATTAGTCGAAGCTGCAAAAAACGCACTGAACGAAGGCGCGGTTCTGCGGTCTTCCATAATCGAAATGTATGCGGAAAGCTCGGACATTCTCCAAGCCCTGCCCTTTGAAACCATCAACGGCAACGCGATGCGCTACAACCGCGAAGAGACTTTGCCGGGTGTCGGATTTCGCGGTGTAAACGAAGCCTACACGGAATCAACCGGCGTCATCAATCCGATCACTGAACCGCTGGTTATTGCGGGCGGCGAGATTGACGTTGACAAGTTCATCGTCTCGACAATGGGGCCGGGTCGTCGCACTGCCGAAGAAAAGATGAAGGTCAAAGCACTGGCGCAACGCTGGACAAAAGCCTTTATCAAAGGTGACTCAACCAGTGATGCGCGTGAGTTTGACGGCTTGCAGGTTCGCTTGACCGGCACGCAAAAGATTTCAGCCGGTTCAACTTCAGGCGGCACTGCCTTGAGCTTGGCCAAGCTGGATGAAGCGATTGATGCGGTTGACAACCCGACGCACCTGATTATGAACCGCACAATGCGGCGTCGTCTGTCGGCTGCTGCCCGGCTGACAACTGTTGGCGGCTATATCACGTATGATCTTGACGCTTTTGGCCGTCGCGTGACCCGCTACAACGATTTGCCGATTCTGACCGTTGACCAGGACAACACGGGCGCAGAAATCATGCAGTTCAATGAAACCGCTTCCGCTGGCGGCGCAACTGCCACATCCATCTACGTCGTCAGCTTTGGCAACGGCACATTGGAAGGCATTCAAGGTACTGGCGGGATTATGGTTGACGACCTGGGCGAATTGGAAAGCAAGCCCGCTTACCGCACTCGCGTTGAGTGGTATTCCGGCCTGTGCGTGTTTGCCGCTCGCGCTGCCGCTCGTCTCTGGTCAATCGGTGACTTGGCCGTTGGCGCCTAGTTCCTGACGGAAACTTTTTCAAAAAGGAGAAACTTTTATGGCTCGATATACTTCAGCAAAAAGCCGTCAGGCTTACACATTTGACGCTGAGTTGGAAATGAAAGATGCCGGTCTGGTCGCGGCTGACGCGGCTTGGACGGTGGACAGTGCTGCCGCAGTGATTGACGTTGGCACTGGCCGACTTGACGGCAAGGTGGTCGTGGACGTGTCCGCTCTGGAAATTGCCAGTGGTGATGAACGCTACTCGCTGATTATTCAGGGAAGCTCAAGCTCGACTTTTGCTTCGGACATTGTAATTCTGGCGTGTCTGCCAATTGGCGACGGCTCAACTATCGGCACTGCTTTCGGCGGTTCCGGTGTGGACGTTGACGATTCGACTGGTCGCTATGAAATCCGGTTCAGCAATGAGCGCAACAATATCTATTACCGCTATGTGCGCGGTTGGACAGATGTTGCCGGAACGATTGCGACGGGCATCAACTTCAGCGCCTATATGGTGAAAAACTAAAGGGGGTTTGAATGCCTGACAGCTACAAGCCTTTATCACCTTACGCACTAAGCACTGCCGTTAGCAATGTCCGCACGTCAACCGGCGCGGAAATTGGCACAGTGGCGCAGCCAACAAGCGGAACCGTTGCAGTTACAGCGCAGCGGTTCGGCCCGTTCTTCGTCCTTGACTTCGTGCTAACCGCCGCACGCATCCCCGTCACAGACGGGGCGGGTAGTGGGTCTTATGGGACGCTTAAAATCTTTGACTTTGTGGAATCCGGCATTGCCTTTTTAGGTAGTCGTCAGGATTACACCGCATTCGTTGAAGGCGCTGCGCTGACAACGGCTGCGGGCGATGCCGTTCATGTCCTGGGTTTAGGCTCTGCCGCGATTACCACGGCCAGAGACGGCACATTGACCAGCACAGAGCAAGACATCGGCACTGTCACAAGCTCGATTACCAATTCGGGCGGAACAGGTGTCGGGACGAAGCACACCGGCGCTGTAACGGCGGCTGTGGACGGAACATCAACCGCGAAAGACTTGAACCTTAACTGGTCAGGAACCGCCGCAACAATTGATGCGAACAGCACGATTGACGTGACGGGTACGCTTCGCGTGGTTGGCGTTCTTTTGGGGGATGACTAATGCCAGCATTAACCACTGACGGGAAGACGATTCATTCGTCTTCCCGTGATGCCGTAACCATCTTTGCGCCCGATGGCTCGCCACACGTATGCGCGCCGGTAGACGCAAGGGAAATCCTTGAGGCGGGGCTTGGCTACACAGCCGATCCGCCGACTAAGGGGGCCGCAATTGAACAACAACCAAAGCAACAACCAGTCGTTGACAACGCGGTTGAGCAAGACGCGGAAGGCGACACCGAGCCAGCCGAAGCCCCAGCAGTTGAAGACATCGAAATCAACAAAGCAGTCAAAGTAGCCCGCCGAAGTAGAAAATAAATGGCACTTGTAACCACAGTCGGCGACGCGACGGCCAACAGCTACGGCGACAGTGACGGCGCAACAGCCTATTTCCTGGCTACTGGCCGCGCTGATGCCTGGGAAACGGCCAACGCTGGCCATCCTGAAGAGTGGCTCTTGCGCGCAATGCCGTTCATTGAAGCTCAAGACTACATGGGAGTCAGAGCCACAACGGAGCAAGCCTTAGCTTTTCCGCGTATTGGCTCAAGTGGGCAGCGCAGGGTTACGCAAGTTTCCGGCCTGTCGCAGACTTACGGGCTTTATGATTTGCGCGACCGCTTCTTTGCTTCCAGCGCCATTCCAACGCCGGTTATCAATGCCCAATATGAGCAGGCGTTGGCGATTGCCGCAAATGCTAATTGGTCAGACGACCGCTACGAATCAAAGACCATCGCGGCGGGCGATACATTAATCGAAGTTCGCAATAGTCGGCAGCTTGGCAAGCTTTGCAAGCTGGCCGCATTACAACTTGACGGCCTTTTGCTTACCGGCGGTTCCGTGCGCCGCCTGATTCGCGCCTAATGTCCATTGCCCAAGCCCAATTTGACGCGCTGGAATTTGCGCGTCAGGAAAAGTTTGTCGCCAATGGGCAAAGCGGCCTTGCCGTAATGCTCAAAATGGTGAACGGCGCGCAAACAGCGCATAAAACTATTTCGCAGGCTTGGGACTACGGCGAGCGTGATGCGGAAGGGCGGCTACTTCCGCCCGGTGTGCAGTATGAATTGCGCGTTGCCGAGTCGCTACTTATCGCCGCCGATCTGAAACTAATCACCGGCATTAAAATTGACGGCGTAATCTATCAGGTCACATTACCGTCACCGTTTCCGCCCGAAAGCCTGCGCCGCTTTTATCGCTTCTGGCTCAGCCCGCAAGAAAATGAAAGCTGAAGTTATCCTAAACGAGCGCACCGTCCGCGTCTTAATCGAAGACAAAGCCAGCAAGGTAATCCGCAAAGCAATTCCGGCTATCCGTGATGAAATGCGGCGGCGATTCCTATTGCCCAAGTCTGGCCGATTCTATGGACGCGGCAAGGTGCAAGGCGGTGGTCGTGCCTTTCGTGGCGGCGGTCGTTATCGTGCTTCCGCTAAGGGCGAAGCCCCGGCGGTTCGCTCAGGGCGATTATTCAATTCCTGGCGCGATTCTTACCCCGACAAATTGACAGGCATACTCGCAACCGATGTTCCCTATGCCGTCTATCTTGAGCCGCCCGCGCCGCTTGACCGTCCGTTTGCGCTAGTCAGTGCTGAGACGGTAGCGCAGAGATTCAATCAGGCTTTAAGTTTCTAAAATGACCAAAGCTGACGCAATAGAAAAAGCCCGTGAAATACAGGGCGGAGCCGGAGTTGACCGAGACAAGTATCTAAAGCTTTTTGGTGCTGGGGAAATCGCGGTTGACCGATGGAATAAGCCAGACTTCACGCTCGGCATTGAATACGGCTACTTAATTGCGCTGGCTGAGACTTTTAACCTAACGCCTGAAGACTTCAACATCAAGCTCTAAATGCCAACCGAGAAAGAAACACGCGAAGCTATCGCCACGGTCATTCGCTTAACAATTCCTGATGCCGTGGTTATTCCGCGCAATCAACTTGGCTTGCTTGCCGACGGCGATTTTGCGGCTTTGATTTCGCCTTCTACCACAAAGATTCGCGGATGGATTGTGACGCAATCCGGCGCGGAGTTGCTCACAAAGGGCGATGCCTGGGCTGACTATCGCTACATCTGGCGCGTGGTTCAGGTTCACGAATACAAGACCGGCGATGATTCAACGAACTCTGAAGATTTATTCGCCAGTGACCGCGATGCTGTGATCCTGGCTTTTCTTGATCCGTCGGCAGTGGTTGGCATTGACGCAACGACTTTGACCAATTTAGGCAACATCGGCGCGTTGAGCTTTTCCGGTCCGAACTCAATAACCATTGCGCCTGGGCGTGAAGGTGGAAAGCGCGTGCATATCGCCGATGGTTCAATCAGTGCGGAAATCAAGGTAGGGGTGTGCGCGTGATGACCGAATCCGAACGAATTACACAACTCGAAAGCCGCGTGGCTAAGCTTGAATCCGCGCAATCCGCACTGGCTGCAATCTTCCAACGATTTGCCGAACTGATAAAAGGCATTGGCACAAAAGCCGCCGATGCCGCCGACACTTTGAAAAAGCAATAACCGAATAACCGAACCGGGTAAGCGGCGCGTGATGGCAACGAATCGCGCCAACGCTGAAAAGCGCATAGCGACCTCGAATAACCGAACAATCGAGGTTTTCTATGGCTTCTTACTTGACCCGCGACGTGCGGACTTATTTAGATAAAGTCCGCGAGTCCAGCTACAACACGCCGCAAACAACCGGCACGAATTATGAACGGCTGGTAACGACTAACGCCGTTGTCCCGATTCCGAATCAGGAAATCCGCACAGACCAGGGACGCGCCGGTTCTGAATTCGCTTCTGCCGTCTGCAATACCTATTGGGAGCCGACAACGATTAGCGTCTCAGGCGACGGTGACTTTGCCGGAATGGGTAGACTCGCCTTGCGCGCCGTTGGCGGAACAATCACTGATGCGACGGTCGTTACTTCTCTAGCGTTTTCGCACACCGCGCCGATGCTTCCCGGCTCATCCGGCCTTCAATTGCCGTCGTTCAATATGATCGCGGCTCTTGAATCATCTGGCGCGTCGTATCTGTACACCGGCTGCGTGGTTGACCGGATGCGGCTGACGAAAGAAGCCGGGCAAATTGCCCAGCTTAGCTTTGACATTCTCGGCTCCGGCAAACATCGCGGCCCGCACGCGGTTACGTCTCTGCCTTCCGCGCCGTCGTTTTCCTGTCTGCGTCCGTATGGCTACGTCAGTTATGACAACGGTTCGCCGATTAACCTTTCCGCCGGTTGCCGCGTCCGCTCATTTAGCGCGGAGCTAAATAACAACCACTCACCGGCCAACAACCGATGCGATGGTGATTCAACGCAAGACGCCGACGATTACACAGCCAGCGGCGGCGCATCTGACGCGGCTTACCTGAGCAAGCTTGAACACGGAGACAGAACCGTGTCGGCTGAAATCGTGCTTGAACTAGATGGAACCTTTGCCGAAAAGACAGACCTTGCTGAGAAGGTCACACTAACGAACTTCACGCTTGGCTATCGCGGCAACGATCTTGACCCAGGCGGCACACCGGCTACGACCTATGAGCTTTTCCAGTTGATTTTTGCAACCGCCGTTTTTCAGACTGGCCGGTTTACTGATGTCAACGGCAAGGCTTGCGTTACGCTTAGCTTGCTGCCGATCACTTCAGGCACTTCCGTAATGAGCGTTAAGGTTCAAAACGGCATCACGGCCACTAACTACAAATAATTATGGCAGACAAAAACACAAAACCAATCGAAGAGACACCGGTTCAGCCAAAGCCAGCCGCGCCCGTGATCAGCCAAGAGCGGATTGCGGCGTTGGCTGAGCTTTGGAATTGCTCAATCGAAGAAGCCACGAAGCGCGAAGCGGAGCGGCTTGCAAAAAAGCGATAGGCGAGCCGGGTAAATGCGGCTGTTAATCAAAAAAGCGCGGTCACTGATGGCTGCGCTTTTCTCTTTTGCCTTAGCGGGCGATGTTCCGCTTGGCGAGTATTTGGACAGGCGCGAAACCTGTCTCGGCATCCCTGGCCAGTTCCCAAAATGCGAACGATTGCAAGCAACAGACACCGGCCTTTTTTGCGGCGCGTGCGGTTGTCCGCAATGGCCTGTCAGTGACCTGCGAACAAAATGGCGGATGCCGGACGTGGCTTGTCCGCTGGGTAAGTGGTGATGGTCTTGCCGTGCCGGATAGCCGGATGCGTCGCTTGAATTTCGCCGGGTGCGTTACCTGGAAAGGACACGGCAATCTTTTTTTAGGTGCTTTTTTAGATTACACCTAAACAATACCTGCTGGCTTGCTAGACCGCGCCTGTACAGCGCGGCGACGATGATCCTGAGCATCGGCAAGCCAGTTACTTATCAGGACGATTCACAGGAGAATCAAATACAATGCCAGAGCTACCTATCAACTCAGAGCCTACGCAAAAAGAA